TAGCCCATGCTTGAATTGCAGTAGCGTCATCTGGTAATCTCATTGGTGTATCACCTAAAATATAACCAGTTTGACCACGATCATTATTCAATGTAATCATACCAGGTTGTAGTTCTGGATAGTTAGGGGTTGCAAGCAAGTTAAAGAAATTATCTTCATCACGTATTGCTGTATTAGTAGCAATTGCCGCATTTAATGATTGTACAACCATTGCACGTTGTGCTTTACGACCCATATAAGGGGCACCATTTGTTTGATTACCACTTACTGTTACCCAAGTATCAGTGTATGTAGGCAATGTTTCATCTGGGAAATCTGTGCTATTAAAATAGTCTGACCTGTACTGTTTTACATTGTAACCATTACGGCGTGTGTTAAATAACAACATACCTGATGGATATAGTGTTGGATCCGGAGCATCTAAATCAAGATTATCACTGGTCAACAAACTAACAATTGTTGGGATAGGATCATCTACTGGACTAATAGTATCCTGATCATCTGACCATCGTGCATCAGCAAATAATACACCTGTGCTACCTGTTTGGTCAGTATTGTCAATTAATACCCACTGATCAGTACCATTAACACTTTCCCAACGATTAATTACTGGATAGTTTTCTAAATCACTAGTATCAATCCATATATCACCATACTCTAATGCAGTAGCATCACTTTGCACTGATGGGGCAGTAGCACTAATTAATGGTCCGTTAGGATCGGTAGTATTAGTTCCACTTGGTAGAGGGAAACCACTACTGTCATAATCTCTATTACCATAACCATACCATGCACCGGCGTAATTAATCATAATATCAACTTGGTCAACTACACTATAGAACCAATTTGTATCATTAGCTGGAGCTACATTTGGTTCACCTTCATTAGCAATATATGTAAATTCTACCCAGTTACTTAATTCTGTAGTAAAGTTTGACGGTGATGTACCTGATATATATGTACATGATGTTGCTGCTCCTGCAGAAACTGATGTTATTTCAAGAACCAAATCATTTGCCGGTGTAGCTCCACCGAAACTAGTACCTGCAATAGTTATAGTATCACCAACTGCGTAACCACTACCGCCGGATCCACTAATACCATCACCATTTACTATATAAGCATTTAAAAACGTAGAAATAGCAAAAGAAGCACTTGTTCCGGATCCAGTAGTTGAAGTTTGAGCTACGATAAATGATGCACTGTTGGAATTTCCATACTTTACACCACTAGTTGTACCAATTACAAATCCAGCATCTTCTATTAATCCATTAGATACATTAATATTAGTAAAAGTTGAATTAAAATAATCACTTAAAAGAATTACTCCACCTGTAGTATGAGTTAACTGAATTGCACCGTCTGTAGTTACGCTTGCTGTTGTGTATGGTATTCCGGATGCTGCCCAAGCTGTTACAAAATCTGTAGCATCTGTATTATCTGCTAATGTAAACTGATATCCAGAACTTAATGTGCTAGATCCAGGAATACTTACATACACTTCCATATAATATGGTCCGCTTACAAAGTCTGGAGCTGTATTAGAACCAGTAATTACAGTTGGACCAGTTGCAATTCTTTCCCACATATAGAATGGAGCATTACTAGCTGGATTTGTTCCAGTAGTATTAAATGCATATTGTCCATATATAGTTCCTGCAGGAATAGCTTGGCCACCGGTAGCATCTAAATTATTTATTGCTTCTGCATCAGAAGTAGCTAAAGAAACAGTTTTAGTTTGAAATGATTGTGTAGCACCATTGAATACTGATAGTACTGGATTTAAACCAGTACCAGCAGAACCAACCTTTAACCATACTGAACCAGTTGGTCTAGGTGTTGATTGATTGCTTCCCCATAATGGCATTTGAGCACTTGTACCATAAACAAATGAAGGTATATTATATATTCCGGCAGTAATACCTAAATTAGTAAGTGCAGTCCCTGATCCATTTGCTATAACCAAGTTTGCGGCACTTGAACTAATTCCAGTAACAGCTTGATCACTAAATAAACATAATTTACCACTACGAACTTCTGCACTTAATCCAGTCCAACCTAAAGCATTAATTGCGGCAGCAACACCTGCTACATTATCGTTAGGAGATGCAGGAACTGCAATAGTCGCGGTTACACCTGTTACACCTGACAAATTAATAGTAAATGTATTAGCGGCTGTTAATGTTGGATTAGAATTTGTGCCTTGCACTGTAGGAATATCTAATTTCCACTCAATACGACCTAATATTACCCAAACATTATTTGTTGTTTTGTAATAATATGTTCTGTAACTTTCAGTAGGATCAGTTGTAACTTGAATTGCATTTACAGCATAATCACCAATATTTCCTATACTACTTAATGGAACACCTGCAGTTAAATCACTTTCATTTGTGATAACAATTGGAGTTTGTAATGCAAATTGACTAGTGGTCTGATTAAATTCATAGATACCCCATGTACTTGTAGTAGTATCTAACCAATATGTGCCGGCGTCTGGATTGCCAACTGGGCGACCTGTTTGACCTACTAAACTAGCTAGATCAATATCAGCACGTAAAACATAACAACGGTTTGTTACACCTAATGTACTATAGGCTGCTAACAATCCATATTCATTTAACTCATAACCTTGAATTGGGGTACCATTTGTCGTTGTATAGAAGAATGGTGAACCATATAAGTTTACTAAGTCTCGTTGACTTGTTACTTGGAATAGTTTATTTGCGTTAGCGGCCGTTGTTGCGGCTGCTACACCTGTTCCAGATGCATCAGCTTTGTTTTGCGCTGTTGCTAATAGAATAAGTGGGACTGAATTCGTTGGGGCTGGAAGATATTGACTCTGGTCAATGATCGTTACTTCTACGCCTGGAGATGTTAATGCCATTTTATATTTCCTTTATGTAAAATTTTAAGGTTTACTACCTGTTTGCATACTAATATTTATCAAATACTTATAAAAAGACATAGTTACTGTGCCTTCGAAGGTTCTGGGCATAAATACACTATGAGACCAATATGCAATACTTGTGGGAAGAATCACTCTGCCGTTAACTATAACCGAGCAGGAGTAACACACTATAGAAGTATGTGCGATGAGTGTGGTAGAAAGAAAAATAAACTTAAACCCAGAAGCCCTAAATGGAAAACTAAGGGTTATAAGAAAAAAGCCGCATGTGATTTATGCGGCTTCAAGGGACTATTTACTAGTCAAATTACTGTCTTTCATATTGACGGTAATTTAGATAACGCTGAACTATCTAATCTACGGAGTATTTGTCTTAACTGTGTAGAAGTAGTTAAAAAGAAAGAAGTTAATTGGAAACGAGGGGACTTACAGGTTGACCACTGAGTTTACTTGTTTATGTAGTTCATCTATTGAACCATTGTTGTCAATATAATAGTCATACAATAAACCAACACTACTGTACTCACTTGCGTGTACAGCATAGTTACCTAATTCTACCATAGCTTTTAATCTTTGTTCGCTGCCTTCGGGTTCATTATTGTAATCAACTGCGGCACTATACCATATAGGACGTTCACCTCTATTAACACGCATTGTGATACCACCTACACTTTTGATAGAATTAACTTCATTTACAAAACGACAATCAGTAATTACAATATTTTCATCAGTTTGGCGTAGTTTGTTCTCTACACTAGCTACCCATATATCAGTATGGAAGTTATTACGACATACTTCTGTACCCCAGTATTGTAATACCCATCTTGGGGTAATCTCCATACCTAGTCGTTCACTCCACCATTCATCACGTTGCTCACGCCAAGCTCTGCTAGTTTTAGTAGAACCTTCTAGGTATTCTCTATTCCAACCAAATACACTGGCTATTGCGTCTTTCAATGAAGCCGCAAAACTAACACGTTTGAATCCGTGAAATGTACAAAGATAGTCAGCAATTGTGTCCTTGCCGCTACCGATCAATCCCGTCACTCCAATAATCATATGGTAACTCCTGTAATACATTGTATTGTACTACAGGAGAATGGTAAAGTAAAGAGTTTAGGTTAAGTGCCCTTTGACAGGCCTTCGTTCAAATTTAATTCACTGTGAGGGAAAGCCATATATGAATCACCGTTAACATCACCTACACGTATAACAAATACACCTGCATCGTCATCACCTGATTCGTCTTGCCCTATTTCCCAACCCATAGCAGCCAATGTTTTTTGTGCTTTAATCATTTGCTGTTCTGTACCCAACCACCACATTGAAGCAAGTTGACGTAATAGTTCTTCTTCATCAGATTCACGGTCATCCCCACCGACTGGTGCGAATTCGTTCAGTAACCCTTCCGCCACAGCTTGCTCTACACTTTCGCTTGGGTAGGTTGCCCCGTAACCTACCCAAGCAGGTGCGGTGTAACCTTGGGGAAATTCCTTCAAATGTTGAATAGTTCTGTGCCAACCTTCAATCAAATCATAACCGTTTGATAATTTAGCAACGATAATAGGTTCTTCACTCACGCCTTTTTGTTGAATTATTTTTAATTGCTGTGCGTGTCTTTCAGCGTCACGCGGAACTTGAAAAGGATTAGAACTACCACCTTCACGACTTAAAATCATTCTTTGCGTTTTAGGAGTAAAGATATCCATGGTTATTGGTAGTTTTTCTAAACGCCATTGCACTTTACCAAAATCATTTCTGTTTCTTTTTAGAAAATCATCTAACTCGGTTTGATTACGAATGCCCTTTGCTTGTTGATATAAAAAATCTCGTTGCACATATTCAGGCCATTGTGTTCTTGGAAATTTAGACTGAACCCAGGTCCAAAGTTGGTCACGGATCTCATTTAATTTGCCTTCCGTCACACCTTCAACAATGAACTCTGTTGCTCTCATTTAGCCCTGTACCCAAGTCAATGGTTGACTGTAATCTACATAACGTTTTAGTTCTTCAATAAGTTCTTGTTGTAATTGTTTAGATTCAGCTTTCATTGCCGCACCATTCAAACTTGTACCACCACCTGGACCTGCAATACTTGCAAACTTCTCACGTGCTTCACCAATGATACCTTTTAATATAGCATATACCCAGTCACCAATCCAAACACCAGCTCCCGGATCTTGTAATAATACTTCTTGTGTTCTTTGTACATCTGCCCAAATAAGGACACGTTCTCCGGATCCTTTTGGATCACGAACAATACGTAATACTTTAGTTACTGGATCAAATGTATAAACTACATATCCACCAAACATACGTGCGGCTAATTCAACATAACCAGCATAGAAGTCATATGTTGCCATACCACCTGCATAGTTATAGTTTAGCAAATATGTATTAAGAATAGCTGAACTGAATGGATCAAATGAACTACTTGAAGGTCCTGTTTCTAGTCCAACCGTTCTACGATATAAACATCTGACGTTAATGAATTCTTGTGGTAGTGTATATGTATCAACATTCTTTTCTATTGTGAAAAGAGTATAAGATTCTGCCGTAGCATTTTGCGCTCTTTGACGATAGACTTTGATAGCGTAATTATATGCTGCCTCATAGTGTTGAGGATCTAATTCTAAGTCAATGATACCATCTCCTAGACGATATCTGACGTTTTGGAATAGTGCCTGTTTTAGTTCATCTAATGTTAGACCAGATGGCGTAGATAGTATATTTGCAGTAGCTGATATTGTCATAGTTGTTTACCTGTATAATGTATTTATCAGGTTACGCCATAGGGACTGTTTATTGAATACCGGAGGTACCGGCTAAACCGTATGCTACACTTGATAATGGTCCACGAACGCTTGCAGTAGCAGTATCTGTTGCATATGTTATTCTATCTACTCTTGATGTTCCGCCACCGGCCGGCCCGGGTCTAGTTCCTGCCGCAATCCATCCATATAGGGTACTATCGGTTACACCTGCAGAACCATATCTTGCAACACTTGTTGGACCACGCACACTAGCCGTTGTAGTATCAGTTGCAAAAGTTATTCTATCAACGGTTGAATATACTCCGCTACCACCGGGTCCGTTATATTTACCACCGGCATACCAACCGTATGTGATATCAGTTACTGCAGCCAATCCATATTTTGCTGAACTTAAAGGACCGCGTATACTTGTAGTAGCCGTATCATTTGCATAATCAATACGTTGAACGGTTGATAATAATGCGGCTGCAACATTATATCCGCCACCAAACCAGCCGTAACTTGTAGTTCCTGTTGCGGCGCCTGCATACCCGTATGCTGCACTTAAAGAGCCCCTAATACTTGCGGTTGCTGTATCTGTTGCATATGTAATACGATTTACTGTTGAATTACCGCCTTGACCGCCACCAAACCACCCATCAGTAGTATTACCAGTTGCGGTGAGTTTTACTCTTGTAGAACTGAGCGGACCACGTAAACTAGCAGTTGCAGTATCTGTTGCATATGTAATGCGGTCTACTGAAGATACACTAGTAGGAGAATCTCCACCCGCAATCCACCCATAAGTTAGTGTTCCGGCACCAGCACCATAAAATCTTCCTACTGTTAGTGGGCCTCGGGTATTTGCAGTTGCAGTGTCACTGGCATATGTTATTCTATATACACTTGATGAATATGTAAACGGAGAAGTTGTCGCTCCCCCTGATATCCACCCTGCTGTAGCTACTGATGGTGGTGATGGTGGTGCAACTATATCCACTCCACCACTAAATGAAATACCACCTGTTATTGTTATTGACATAATTGTTACCCTTAGATACGTATATTGTATTTATCAGGTAACAATTATTACTTACAAATCGCCGGGCTTACGATTCTCACTATAATATGCATCAAAACTTCCACCGGGATATCTACTCTCTAATTTACGCACATTCTCTGCAATAACTTCATTTGGATCTAAATTCAATGCACGACAAGCATTAATCCAATACCACATAACATCGCCTAACTCACGCTTTAGGTGAAATACTTCGGCTTCAGTTAATGGTTTACCCTGAAAAAACATCTTCTTGGGCACTTCAATAAACTCTCCAGCTTCAGCCGCTAATCCTAAACAAGCTGTAAGTAATAGTGGTACATTGATATCAGGACCATGTACTCCATCACCGATGTAATTACCATCAAGTTCATCACAACGGTCCATAAACGTAGTTAAATCATTGCTTGCTTTGCTGGTTACAGCTTCTACAAAATCTTTGTATTTGTTTAAATTAATATTCATACATAATCCTTATACATTAATTTTCTACCTTCTTCTCCGAGACTCTGTTCAAAAATCTCATTTGTTCTTTGCATCATTGCACAGGCTAACATAAGCCTTTCGGTATCATTATCAGTTAACATTAATGACTTATCAATCAGAATCATTAGTTCTCTCATTCTAGCTTCAGTGTTATTCATATTACCACGCTTTCAAAATAATCATTGCATCATTAAAGCGACCATTGGGTGTAGTAGATACTGCTTTAATATCTTTAAAATACTTACGAGCGGCTGGCTTACTACCCATAACTTCTTTAATCTGCTCACTAGGTTTGCGTAATGTTTTTACTTCACTCTGTGCAGTATCAAATCCCAACAACGTGCTACCCTTAACAGTAAACGTTTTACTATAGTCATCGGCAATGTAATGATGTAACTTGCGTTTGGCAGTGTCGTATACCCATGCTTCGGAACTTCCGTGAAGCTTGATAGGACTGATACTCATTAAATCAAGTTTACTTGCAGTATCTTTGAACGTTTTAAGATACTTAAGTTTTGCCACAATCTTCTCCACTGGTACAGCTTTACGTGCCCTAGGAGCTTTAGCGGCTTTCTTAACACTAATGTAACTGTTTAAATCACTAATAACCAATTCAATAAACTTTACAACGTTTTTCAATTGTATTTTATTTAATTGTGAATAACCCTGTACTAATTGACTATCAGTACCTTTCAATGCTTCTTCAATTTCATTCAGTTTCTTTTTCCATACATCGGTTAACAAACTGATATGTTGCGGCATTACATTCTTTTTAGCCACTTCATCTATTGGTCTTAGTGTATGTTTTGATCCAGCACCTGATGTAATGTATTCATCAAACAATCCTTCAAGTTCACCACCAGCTTCACGTGCTTTATCTTTTAAAATGTCCTGAATGTTAGGTCGAGTGGGTGCCTCTACCACTATTTCAATAACTTCAGGTTTGTTTACTGTTTCCAATAAACGTTTTATTTCATTTTGTAATGTGTTTGATTCTGTTTCAGATAGTTCTAGTCCACGCAATTCCATACGTGCTAACCAAGCTAGAGTATTGATACATTCTTTCTCATCAATTTTACGCATAATTTTAGCCTCTTGCGGGCGTTCACGTAGGTCTAAGTATTGTGATAAGAATTCTTTAGCATCTTTCTTACCATAGAATCTTCCATACCATGTGAAACTACGCATAAGTGCGACTCTACGTCTATCTTCATCGGGTTGTACGGCAAACATAGGTTCAGGACCTAAATATTCAGTGTCCGGGTCTCTAGGGTTAAGTGTCTTAACCTGTGAATAATCACTAGCTTTAATGATTTTACTTGCGGGTTTACGTGTTGCCATTAGTTTCTCCTAAATTTATAGCGCATTTATGTATTATAGCAGATGTTCCATTTGTTGTCAACCTTTAAGTTGACCCATTTTCTAATTCTATTTAATGAACCGACTATAAACGATAAATAATAGATATGCCTAGATTATCACTATATCACCCAACAAAATCAAACGATTATCGATTCTTTGATAGAACAATATCAGAGATGTTTACTGTTGGCTCCACAGATTTATATATTCACAAATACTTAGGTCCTACAGATCAGGGTGCAAGTATTGATTATACACAACCTCAATATGACTCATTAGATCCTACTAATATACAGGATTTACTATTTTTAGAGAATAGAGATAGAACATATGATCCTAATATTTATAGATTACGTGGACATTATAATGTACAGAATTTAGACTTTGATTTAAGCCAATTTGGTTTATTCTTAAATAACGATATTATCTTTATTACTATTCATTATAACGATATGATTGATTTAATTGGTCGTAAGTTAATGGTAGGTGATGTATTAGAATTACCTCACTTACTAGATTATAATCCATTAAAAGAAACTATACCAGTAGCATTAAAAAGATTCTATCAAATAACTGATGGTAATTTTGCTAGTGAGGGATTTAGTCCTACATGGTATCCGCATTTATGGCGTATTAAATGTGAACCATTAGTTGATAGTGAAGAATTTAGTCAGATATTATCTGAGCCAATTGATCAGGATAATTATCTTGGATTATGGGATGCTACTAGAACATATCCAGCTGGTTATACTATTACATTCGGTGATAAGAATTACCTATCTAAACAAGAAGTACCAATTGGTATTGTTCCGCCTAATACAGTATATTGGGAACTTGATCCTAATCAGAATCTTAAAGATATACTTGCTACATATAATAAAAACTTACAAATCAATAATGCTATATTAGATGAAGCAAGTAGATTAGTTCCTAAAGCAGGTTACGATAGAAATAATTTATATATTGTACCTACTTACGGTGAATATGAAAGTGATACTGAATTATCAGGTAAATATAATCAACCTGCTCCTCCTATAAATGTTGTTGCCAATAACAATGGTGCTCCTGTTGTTGCTACAGGTGTCGTATCAATAGTTCGTAGTCCTGCTTACAAAAACGCAAGTCCTATATTACGTATATCTAAAGCAACTATTCAAAGTATATGGGATATGTCAGAAAACATATTAGTTGATCCTTTACAACCTGCACGACAAATTAATTTAGAAACTGCTACTATTGCACCAATACTAATTGGTAACGGTTCAGGTGCAGTTGAAGGTGAGATTGTATTAACTGCATTACCAACAGGACCTATTACAGGACCATATGGTACTGCAGATAATACATATGCGTTTGCCGATCAGAATCCAGTAGCACCAAACTTTACTGGTACAGAACCATATGGTCCAAATACTATGGACTATCGTGCAGATGCTGATCCAAGATTCCAATTCATTGCACGTAGTAGTCCAAGAAGTTTTGGCTATACTACTGGTTACTTAGATGGAACTGGCGAAGCACCAAATGGATTCCCAACAGGAGCAGGTATTAGTTTCCCGCAAAATCCACAAGTAGGTGCATATTTCTTACGAACAGATTATCTACCTCAAATTCTCTATCGTTGGGATGGTAGATTATGGGTTCGCATATCTAAAAACGTCAGAACACCAACAGGATTCACTGAAACAGATTTGTCACAACAATCTAGTTTCATAAATAACAGTAACGTTACAATAACAACTGATGGTACTGAGATACCACAGAAACAGGCTCTATCAACTATTTTGACAATAGCCCCAGATCCAATACCACCGGTGATATAATATATGGCAGCTTTCTTTTATGATAATCAGGTACGTAGATTTCTAATTCAATTTGGAAAAATATTTAGTAATTGGTATGTTACTAAAGGTAAAGATCCTGCAGGCAATGAGATACTTGTTCGTGTACCGGTTATGTATGGTGATAGTAGTAGACAAGCGGCTACAATCATTGCTAACAACAGTGCTAGTAATTTACCTAGTGCTCCGCTCATAACATATTATATTACTGCTTTAGAATACGACCAAAAGAGAACACAAGATCCTACATTTATTGATAAGATTCAAGTTCGTCAACGTAGTTATAATGCCGAAACACAGCAATATGAAACAGTACAAGGACAAGCATTTACTGTTGAAAGATTAATGCCTGTACCCTATACATTGCGTATGAGTGTAGATTTATGGACAACCAATTATAATCAAAAATTAGAATTGATTGAACAATTAGGTACACTATTTAATCCTTCATTAGAAATTCAATCTACCGATAACTTTATTGATTGGACTTCATTATCAGTTGTTTACCAAGATGGATTAACATTTAGTAGTAGAACTATTCCACAAGGATCTGGTAATCCTATTGACGTATTAAGTTGGAAATTCTATATGCCTATATGGATTAGTAATGCGGCTAAACTCAAAAAGATGGGTGTTATTGAAAAGATTATTGCTAGTATCTTCTCTGGTAAAGCATTAGATGATATACAAAATGATGATTTGTTATTAGGCACTAGGCAGAAGATTACACCTTACGGGTACAAGCTGTTATTGATAGGTAATAGTTTACAATTATTGCCAGCTAATCAAGATTTCTATCCAAGTAATGAAGATTTAGATTTACCACCTAACCCTAATACAAGTTTGTATTGGTCAAGTCTATTAAATGTATATGGTACAATTAGGCCTGGCATTAGTCAGATATGGTTACAGAATCCGTTTATGGATACTGAGATTGTGGGTACAATAGTTCCCGATCCAGTAGATGATAGATTATTGATATATGACATTGACCCGGATACCCTGCCTCAAAATACATTGGATCCTGTAGACAGCGTGATTAACCCATTAGTCACAGGACCAAATGCAGGGTTACCTGCCGCAGAAAATGGAATAAGATATCTTATTGTAGATAACATCGGTAGTGAGGGTGATACAACTATTGCATGGGGTAATGTTGTAGCATATGCTAATGACATTATTGAATATGATAGTTCTATGGGAGAATGGTTTGTATCATTTGATAGTGCCCAAGCTACTACAGTAGAATATGTTACCAATTTAACAACCAGCATACAGTATCGTTATGTTAATACAGAAGATGCTTGGATGAAATCGTGGGAAGGCTGGTACGATCAGGGTGATTATAGTATTGTAATCTAATTTACTTTATGCTATAATGTCTTAGCATATGAATAATATTTCAGCAGGCGTGTTCTTTTACGCTAAAAATACACAACGATTTTTATATCTACTTAGAACGGACAATAAAAATCCGGGCAACTGGGGAATACCAGGTGGCAAGATTGAGAATGGTGAAACATTACTTATAGGAATTAATAGAGAATGTACTGAAGAAATTGGATACTTCCCAGAAAATCCAAAACTAGTACCAATACAAAAATTTGTGAACAATACATTTACATATCATACATTCTTTTGTGCTATAGATGAAGAATTCATACCAGTATTAAATTATGAACATTGTGGTTATGCCTGGGTAGGTGATAATCAATATCCCAAACCATTACATCCTGGATTGTTTAGCACAGTGAATTTTGATGTTGTGCAAAAGAAATTAAAAGCACTTACGAAAAAACGGTCCTAAGACCGTTTTTTTATTTTAGCAATTTTGCTATAGTATCGAATCCTAATGATCCTATTACAACACCTGCTCCCATCATCATCCATCGCCACTTTTCTAATGCGGAGATTTTTTCTGACATTGCTTGATGTGCATTTGAACTAGCATCCTTCATACCCTTTAACATCACTCTAGTATCATCGTTGTTTTTAACCATTTCAACGTGGATATCTCTGATATCGGATTTTATTTCACGAATATCATCAGTGATGTTTTGAACCTCTACCTGAAGAACTGCTATATCGGTTTCAGTTTTTGGCATTTTGATTGTCCTACTAGTTGCCATAATCATTAAGCACTAGCAATAACTACGATTGGGTTAGGCTGACCGTTAGCAGCATTAGCTGCGGCCGCAGTATTGAATGTAGCAATAATGTCAGGGTTAACTGAGAATGCAACAGCAGTACCAGTACCAGATCCTGCGCCAGTAGCAGTGAATGTAATACCTGTCATATTAGCCATAGCACCAACTGCTGTCCAGTTTGTTGTACCTGCACTGTAAATTGTGTAAACAGTACCTCCTGATAATGAACCAGCTGCAACTTGCGTTGGGAATATTTCACTGTTGTAATCATTAATACTTGATACGTATGCTGTAGCAGAGGCTGCATCAGTAGACAATATGTTCATTGTGTTTGGTGTCAATGCTGTATTAGCTACATTTGCAGTAAAACATTGTGCTGTTAAACCTGTTGTTGCACCTGTCACTAGGTATTTTGTTTTACCTTTTTGACGAACAATGTAACCTGCTTCGTCATCTGCGTAAACGAATGCGGCTCCTGTTGAAGCTACGGCTGCGTTTGCAACTAATTCAACAACATCTTGTTGTGCGTCTGGAGTACCAGTAGCACTTGATAAATCAACTTCAGCACCGCCTAATGTTGATGAAACAGTAAATGCAGTTGCGTTAGCAATTGCTTTAACAAAATAAACTTCACCAGATACTAGACCACCCAAGTTAGCAGTAAATCTTACTGTACCATTAGCAAACAATGTCTGAGCATTTCCTGTTGTGCGGATAATGTTACCGGTGTTGTTTGTGTTAGCAACAGCAATTGCTGTCAAGCCGCCAACGGTGTTAGCAAAACCTATCGTAGTGTAATCTGTACTACCGTTGATGTTTGCGCTAGCAACTTGAATAGCAGAACCTACACTTAATGTGTTTGCCAAATCAGTACCAATACCAGTTACGTATGCAGTGTCTGTAGCAGAGTACAATGTACCTGTACCATTGATACCAATAGCCACACGTGTTAAAACTTGTTTACCAACGATTGCTGTGTTACCACCAACTACACCGTATGTGTTAGCATTGGTTGCTGGAAAGCCTGTACCACCTAGTGGATTGTTGAAATAAGCATCAACTACACCAACTGACATACTAACTGTTTGACTACTTGTGTCAGTTAATGTTGCCATAACTTGAGGTTGAACACTTAATTGTGTTGCAGATACATCAAATGTAGTATTTGATAGTATTGAATTTATAAAATATGTAACACCTGCTGTTAATCCACCAACTGTAGAAGCTACTTGGAATGACATTCCTTTAGCTACACCAACTGTAGGACTAGTTGTTAGATTTCCACCTGAGATTGTAACGATACTGCCTGTTTCTGCTGTATCAGTAATTGTTAAGACTGCTTGAGCCTTTGCGATTTTTAGAGGACGTCCCATTTGATTTTCCTTTATTAAATTAGCGTGTTCTAGACGCTACGCAGTGGGTTACTGCATAAACTTGCCGAATGCAAGTGTATTATGTATTTATCTAAAATCTGTATTATTCAGTACCTGTATTAGCGTGTGGCATACCAAGTTCACTAATACTAAACTCTGTACCTGCACTTGCATTTGATCCAGTTGTAAGAAATGCTACTACATTGCCTTGACCACAATAAACGCTATTAAAAACATCTTGTGCAGAATAAATTTCTGAGTTTTGTGTAGCAATTGCGTAGGGAACTCCTGCATTATTGAAAGTGTAGGCAACATTTGATAGTGCTACTCCTGCATTAGCAGTAAGCGTTAAACTAGTAGCGTTAGCAATACTTGATATGATTCCGACTGTTGTTCCGGTTGTGTTGCCTATCCAACCACCAACTGACAGTTGAGTAGTAAACGCTGTGCCAACTCCGGTGACTGTTGCACTGTTAGTTGCTGCCGTTGCTGTTCCTGTACCAGCTACTCTAGGATAACCGGTTACAGCGTGAATAGCTACACCAGTAGTTGATATTCTAATTTTGTCCGTAGCCATATTAGCTGATTGTTGTGATACTAAATTACCCGTATATACGTATGATGCCATTTTATTTTCCTATTATTTTATAGTCTACCGACTGCTACTTCAATGATACCTTCTATACCATCAAAGTTTTCTAATGATTTACCAATTACTGTACCCAATATTGGAAAGGGTGCTGTGTGTGCAAAGCCATTTCCTGCACTAATAAGCATATCACCCTTTTTAATACTTCCACGTACTTGACATGGAACACGACCTTGTAATGCTAATGCAACAGTATGTTCACCTGGACAAGAACTATTCATTACATATGCTGGATTAGTTGATACTATGCCTGCAACTTTTGTTGTACCACTATCTGCTATAGTAACCTCTTTGTCTCCACCAAATGCTAATACAGTTCCCGGTTCATAGTGTTTATCTGCTTCATAATATTCTGCTAAGTCAGCATAAGTTGCTTCTAATCTAGAGCCTGCTGTTAATGTCCAGTTACCAGTAATATTTCCTGCGGTAGTATTAGCTCCTGCTGTTAAAACAGTAGTAATAATATTACCTGCAGTTATGTTACCTGTAGTAGAAATTGTATTACTACCGTATGCGGCTAAGAATGAACTTACATTACTATTACCATATGTTCCGGCAAAACTAATAGGAGTACCGTTAGCATAATAGTAGTTATCAGTTAATATATTACCTACATTGGCATTGCCGCTTACAGTTACTGTAGTTAGTGTACCAACTGATGTTATGTTAGGTTGAGCATTTGTATATACTGTGCCTGCAACCAAAGCATTACCTACTTGCCCAGAAACGTTAGCACCAGCTACAGCATTTGCTGTAGTTGCAAAAGTAGCAAGACCTGCTGTTGCAACATTTAAATTTGCAACTTGCGTTGTACTTGTTACAGTGAACGGTGCAGTACCGGTGGCAATATTAGATACCAAGCGACTTGCAGTAACGGTACCGGCAGTATTTAAGTTGCCCGAAGTTGTATTACCTGTTACGGTTAGACTAGTTAATGTACCAACACTTGTGATGTTTGGTTGTGCGGCAGTCGTTAATACACCGGCGAAATAATTTGATGTTACTAGGTTACCCAATGTTGCATTGATAGAAGTAACATTGCCTGGAATAGCTACTGCGCCTGTAATTTTATTGAACGTAAATCCAGCGTTACCTTGAATTACATTGTTATCGTTAAATTGAATTGTTGTGTTGCTACCACCGGCGGCACTAGTTCCTGAACCACCTACACTAGATATTACTCTACCACCAGTTGTATACGTTGTATATCCAGTTGTGTCTACCGGAGTAGTTAAACCAGAATCCGAGTACAAAGAAAACGTGTTAGAAGTTAATATATTTACATAAAAACTTCCACCATCAAGCTCTACCATACCACCAACATTAGTGATAGTTATTTCAGCACCTTCAGTAAAGAAATTATCTTGTGTTGTAGTAACTACACCAGGATCAGCTTTTGTTACGGCACTAATATATGCAGTAATTGTTGATTTGGGTGTCCATGTTAAATTACCCACACCATCAGTTTCTAACACATATCCAATAGCACCCCCACCAATTTTAAGAGTGGCTACATCGCCTAAATGAATATTGCCACCGGTGTACAATGCGGAATTGCCGGGTTGTAATGCGTTACCACCTGCATTATCCCAAGTATTTGTACTAGCTACATATGTTAAAATTTGACCAGTCTGGGCATTAGAAATATTTAAATTGCCCTCACTACCGTTAATTTGACTAAAAGTAATATCAGAATACGATGTTAATACTTCAATATTTTCATTGTAAGTATTAGCATTACCGGTGCCACCAATAAAAAGACGTTTAGCATCATTGGCCCAACCTAATTGTGCTTCTGATAATTGTGGTAGGTCTACAAGGTTACCTGAACGTTGCTGGATTTTAGATATCTGTATAATGGCCATAAGTATAATTCTTTAGAAGATTTATACTTATTTATCATTATTTGTTACAAGAACTGTTCATAATATTTCTCTACACGACTGAACCAGATATCTGAATACTTGTCAAAATCAGATCCTTCTAATATGAATTCCTGATATAGATTATCAGCGGAACACATAAAAATGACACCTTTACGTATCTTTGTTCCGTGTACTTCATTATGTGCATTAGCATAAGCGGCTAATTGAACAAAGTAATCATCAATCCACTCACGTTTTTTAGGTTTGTTTGTTTGTTTATGATCCATGATAGCTTCATTACCATCATGTACGCCTGCTAGGTCTGTCGTCCCTGCATAAATTTTTGGATAGTACAACGGAACTTCTGTACCCCACCATTCGCTACATTTACTAAGACCTTGATTAATGATTGATTGGGCCATTTTATGGCTTTGCAAGCTATACGGATTGCTTCCGGGCTCATTTAGTATTCCTGTCTTAATGTAATCTTCTAGCCACTTGTGCATTCGTGTTCCACGACCTGCGGCTTCTGTTGTGATTTCTTGTGCTTTCTGTACACCAACTCGCTTCCGCCAATTTTGTAATGCTTGTTTAGATTCTTCACTTTTAGTAGCATCTAGTATTGTAGTAACACTAGGAAGTTTCTCACCATCAGGTGTAGCGTATTTTCTTGACCCGTTTATTGTTTCTCTAAGTAAAGGGACATAGTTATATTTGTTTGGAATGTACATTAGATTATTATAGTATATTTTATAATTTAATGCAAGAGTTTAGGTTAAACTCTAAAACTCTCTCCACAACCGCATCTATCACGCTCATTTGGGTTACCAAACTCAAACCCTTCATTTAATCCATTACGCACATAATCTACAGTCATGTTCTTTAAATATACATCATGCTTCTTATCTACTAAAACAATAAACTCATCTTGTGCGTAATTAATAGTAGAGTCATCATATTTGTATTCATCAACATATTCCAAAACATATGCTAGTCCACTACATCCGGTGGTCTTGACGCCTATTCGTATTCCTAGACCTCTACCACGTTTTGATATTATTTGTTTTATTTTGGTTGAAGCTTTTTCAGAGAGTGTAATCATCTTACTTCATTGCTTTTTGTGCCATTTGTTTGACAACTTTTTTACTTTCTTCTTCTTCAGGTTCAATTGGAGTTTCTTGACCTTTGAACATAACCTTATCACCTTGAATATTTGAAATTTTATTCTTTAATGGTGGTTTTTTAATCATATCATACAAATCATCTTTGGCTAATATGATATCATTATCTTTATAGAATTGTAATAACTCATCTACTGTCCAATCAGAATGTTCAACACCACTATCAATATCGCTAGCTAACTGACTTGTGACAGCAACTAATCTTACTAATAGTGGATTTGGATTGGATAGTTCAAATAGACGCATTATCTCTTTATGCGACCGGCACCTGCTACAGGCACCTCTTCTTCTGGTTCTTCAACAGAAATATCATCATCAACGCTAAAATCTTCACCACCAGCAGGTGCTGCCATATCAGCAGACATATCCATATCAGCAGACATTTCAGGAGCCTCATCACCAAATGCATTATCAGCAGCCATTTCGCCACCTTGACCAGTAATACCGTTCAATGCAGATTGTAATGTACCTTTACTTT